AAGGAAAGAAATCTGGCAAGGAGGCGGGCGATGCGTACAAGGAACTCAACAAGCAACTGCTCGAGGTGGGCAAAACGCTGACCGGCGGCATCGGCATCGTGCTGGTCGCGGAGAAATTCAAGGAGTTCTTCAAGTCAACGCTCGAGGGTGCGGAAAATATGACGCGCCTCTCCAAGCAGACCGGGATCTCGACGGGCGCCATTCAGGGGATGGGCCGGGCTGCCCGGGAGACCGGCGTGAGCCAGGAGGTCGTCAACAATGGCCTGGTGAAGTTCACTGCCGCGGTCGGTAAGGCGGAGATCGGCTCCAAGCAGTCGACGACCGCACTCTCGGATTTAGGTATAGCGGTCAAAGACTTCCAGAAGCTCACCCCGGATCAACAGTTGCAATTGGTCGCCCAGCGTCTAGCGGACATCGCGGATCCGGCCCGGCGCGCGCGCGATGAGATGGCGCTCTTCGGCCGTTCCGGGGTCGAGCTGGATCAGGCGCTCATCAAGGTCGGCGAGGAGGGCTTGGCGCCGTTCATCAAACACATGCAGGATCTCGGGATTTTTCTCGACTCCGAGACCATCGCCAGCCTGAAAGCGGCCGCCGAATCGTTCAAGAATTTGGGCGATGAGGTTAAGGGCGTCGCGACGACTTTCCTCATTGGCCTGGTTCCAGCGTTGAGTCAAGCGGCCGATTCACTCGCGAAGGCGACGACGCAAGGCACCGGAGGCCTGAAGGATCTCGGCGAGGAAGTCGGTACCGTCATCAAGGCAATCTTGCTCGCGATGGAAGTGGTCGGCAAAGCGATCGGCGCGACCGTTGCTGCCGCTGTGACCAATTTCAAAACGATCGCGGCCGCCGCGGGCGATATCGTCACCGGGCAATTCGCGCAGGCGGGCGTTGATCTCGCGAGCGGGTTCAAAGAGCAGATCAATATTTTCAAGTCGTTCGGCAGTGATGTGGCGGCATCGTTCCACGGTCTGTTTGATGAACAGGCGAAGCCGACGGAGAAGCCAGGCGGCGGCGGTGATGGCGGAGCGGCCGCTGGCGCGCAAGCCCAGGCACTCGCGAAAGCGCGTCTCTCGCTGCTCGAGGCACGGCTCGACAACGAGTTGAAGCTCTATAACGCCCATGCCGTGCTTGTGAAAGAGACTGACAAGCAGGCTTACGAAGACGGTCAGATCTCGCTGACCGAGTATTACGCCCGGCGCGCGGCGCTTATCAACGCTGAGACCGACAAAGAAATCGCGATACTGAGGGCAAAGCGCGCGGGCGTCGCCGCGTCACCGGTCGACATCAATGATCCGGTCGGCGAGATCACCAAGAAAAAGGAACTGGAGAAACTCGACAACGAGATCAGCGTCAAACAGTTGCAGCGCACCTCGGAGCTCGCCGCCAATACCAACGAAGCGGCCAATGCACAGCGCAAACTCTACGAGGACACGCTGAAGGCGGAGGAGCGGCTCCTAACCATCGCCGGCAAGAAGACCGATGCCGCGCGGTTGAAACTCGCGCTCGATATTGCGGATATCGACGCGCAACTGCGCAAGGGTGGTGTCTCGGATTCGGATCGCGCCGGAGCCGAGTCAAAAGTCGCGGGGCAAGGCGCGGCGCAAATCGATTTTGGCGAGGCCTCGCAAAAAGCGCAGGCCGACCTGTCGGCGCTTGAGTCAAAGCGCAAGGCGATCGAGAATCAGGTCCGCGACGGCGAGATCTTCTCAATCGACGCCGCCGGGAAAATCGTCGCGCTGGACAAGGAGCGCCTCCCAGCCCTGCAGGCCGACGCCGCGGCAATGCTCGCGCTCGCACAGCAGACCGGCAACGCGCTCGACGTACAAAAGGCGCAGGCCTACAAAGACAAGATCGATCAGATCGCGGCCTCGACCAACGAGCTCGGGATCCAGACCGCGCAGCTGCGCGCCGGCGTTGAAAGCGCAGTCGGCGCCGGGATCAATAAATTCCTGACCGACGCGGTCTCGAACACCCATACGCTCAAGCAATCCTTCGTCGACATGGGCCTCGCGATGCTGCAGACCCTCGAACAGGTCGCGATCAAGATGATCGAGACCGCTGCGCTTAAGTCGCTGTTTGGCGCTGCTACCCTGGCGGACGGTGGAGCGGTGGGCGGAGGCGCAGTGCCCGGACACGCCGAGGGCGGTCACATCCGCGGGCCCGGTACCTCGACCTCGGATTCAATCCCGGCGCGACTCTCCGATGGCGAATTCGTCGTCAACGCCAAGACGACCTCGCAGCCCGGCATCCTGCCGCTCTTAACCGCGCTCAACTCCGGCGCGCTCAAGGGGATCAATGGGCCAACCCAGGTCCCGAAGTTTGCCTCGGGCGGCCAGGTGGGAGGAAGTGGGGGAGCACCCATCATCAAGCTCGTGAACGTGCTCGATCCGACCACGCTTGGCGATCACCTGCAGACCGATGCCGGGGAACGTGGGGTGCTGAACATTATCAGCCGAAACCCCAGCAAAATTAGAAACGCACTCGGATGAGTGGTTTCCCGATCATCGTTCCGGGCACCGCGACGCTCGCGTATCTCGGCACGCCGCCGATGGATACACCGAGTTCCGGCGTCATCGTTACGCATGACGCGGGCACGCTCGATGTGCTCCATGCGATCCAGGCGGCCGATATGACGCAGGAGCCGGCCGTCCTCGTCATTTTTAATCTGACGACGCAAGGGGTCTATACCGGGTCCGGCGTGACCGCCTCGATCGGCGGCAATCCCATGTCGGTGATCATGAGCGGCACGATCGGGCCAGATATCAACGGCACCAACATGCTCACGGCGTTGTGCCTGCTCTCGTTCGATGCCTCGACGGTGTTTACCGATGCGAGTGTGACGCTGACGATCCCGGGTACGGGCGCCGGCGGGCCGCCCTATGTCACCGGCGGCTTGGTGCTGCCGCGCTTGCTCTATAACGTCGATCCGGTTCTCAATTTCGGATTCGGCGCTGGCTATGTCGACGCCGGCGCCCTGGGTGTCGAGGTCTTGACGACGCCGCCGGTCGCGGCGCTCACCGGCGATTTCGCGGTGGCGAGCTGGACCAATTCGGCCGTGGGCGGCAATGGCGGCTATACGATCACGGATCCGGCCGACTATTCCACGCACTCGCCAGTCAGCGCCTGCAACGGCTCGGTTGCCTATCGCGCGATCCCGTCCGACGGCCCCTATAGCGCGGTCGCGACTTACGGCGGCGGCGGCGGCCCATTCTCACCGCACGGTGCCGCCGTCCTCTTGGCGTTGCTGCGCGGATCGCCGCCGGACGCGGTCTTTGTGCCGGATATCGTCGGCGACGTGCTTAGCGTTGGCGAGGCGGCGCTGGTCGCGGTCGGCCTGGTCGTGGGCGCGATCACGAGCGATACGAGTTACACGATCGCGGCCGGGAGCATCATCTCGACTGATCCGGTCGCGGGTTTCGAGACGCTCACCGGGCACAGCGTCGCGATCGTCGTCTCTTCGGGTCCGCCGCCGCTATGGGCTCTCACCCCAGACTGGGCGACGCCGGTGCGCGAAAAGCTCGGATTCTTAACCGATGTGCTTCCTGCCTGGACCGGGTATGAGCAGCGGCGAATGCTCCGGATCGCGCCGCGGCGTGTCTTTAGCTTCTCGACCATCGCGAGCCAGGCGGAAAAGCGCTACGTCGAAAACACTCTCTTTGCGTGGTCCGCGCTCGTGTGGTCGTTGCCCATTTTTCCGGATGGACAGCGATTGCCGGATCCGATTTCCATCAGTGATACGACGATCGCCTGCGATACGGTCGATCGAGAGTTCGTCAACGGCGGCTTTGCGATCGCGATCCAAGATGCGTTGACTACGGAGGTCTTTCAAATCTCGACGGTGGCCTCGAACCTCTTGAACCTCATGGTTCCGGCGGTCTCAGCGTGGCCGGCCGGGACGCGACTCTATCCGCTGCGCAATGCGCGGCTGCTCTCCTATCCGAAAATCCTGCACGACTCGCAACAAATGCTCTCGGTGTCAATCGATTTTACGATCGTCGAGCCGTGCGACTGGCCGGCGGCCTCAGGCCTTGCGACCTATCGGACGCTCCCGGTACTCGAGGATTCGCCGGATGTCTCTAGCGCGGGCGCGGGCGACTACTCGCGCGAGGCCAATATCACCGATTCGATTACGGGCGTGCTCGACGTCGACGATACAGCGCAGCTGGGGTTTCCCGGCAACATTCATCAATGGTTCTTGAAAGGCCGCACCGCGCGCTCCAATTTCCGCAAGCTCCTCTATCTGCTGAAAGGGCGCGCCGGGATGATTTGGGTCCCCTCGTACGATGCGGATCTCATGCTGGTGGGCTCGCTCGGCTCCTCCGCGGTCGCGATGACGGTCGAGGCCTGCGGACTTGCGCGCCTAGCGGCGGTGCAAAACCGGCGCGATATCCGGATCGAGCTGACCACGGGAGCGATCTACTACCGGCGCCTGGTGAGTGCCGCCGCCGGGATGACGAGCGCGACGGAGGTCGTCACGCTCGATAGCGCCTTAGGAAGCGCTATTGCGGCCGCCCAGGTGCGGCGGATCTCATTTATGGCGCTCTCGCGCCTGGACGCCGATGAGATCGAGATTACGCATCTGACCATGGCCGATGGGATCGCGACCGCGCAGACACCATTTCGCGCGATCAACTACGAGCCCAGCGTATGACCTACGCGACCTATGAGCTGTCGGTCGATCATGGCGAGCCGGTTTTGCTGTTTGATTATTCGGCCGGCGTCGCGCACTGGCGCTACACCTCCGCCGACCGACCGATCACCGTGAGCGGGCACGTCTATACGCCGCTCGCGATCTCCGCCGGCAACATCGTCCAGGGGCAGGAGATCCGGCAGAAAACCTTGAAAGTGACGCTGCCGCGCGATGCCGATATCGTCACGCAGTTGCAGACCTATCCGCCGTCGACGGATCTTGCGCTCACGGTGTTTGCGATCCATTACACGGATCCCGACGCCCAGGCGATCGTCGCTTGGATCGGCCGCGTCAAATCGCAGATGCAAAAGCTCTCCGTGGTCGAGCAGGCGTGCGAACCGGCCTATACCGGGATCCAGACCTCGGGCCTGCGGCGGCGCTGGCAGATCAATTGTCCGCACGTGCTCTACGCGGTGGGCACCTGCAACCTTGCGGCCGCGCTGCAAAAGGTCGTCGCGACCTTATCCGCGGTCTCAGGATTCACCGTCTCGTCGTCGGCCTTTGTGCTGCCGGGCTCTCTCTCCTTCGCCGGCGGGTATCTCGAATGGCCATCGGGGCGCGGTTATATGGAGCGGCGCACGATCGATTCGGTTTACTTGCCGACACACACGCTCACCCTCGCCTATGGCTCGCTGGACTTAGTCGCAGGCCTCGAGGTCAACGCCTATCCCGGCTGTCGGCACAACAGCGATGACTGCACGGCATTCGGCAACATTTTGAATTATGGCGGGGACCTCTATATCCCCTTGAAAAATCCGATGGACGGCAATCCGGTCTACTGACCGATGGGAGGTGTGTGATGTGGGTACAGCTGGCTATTCTCGTTGTCGCGG